ATGCGAAACTCGAAAATCGCCCTTGATTGGCTAGAAAGAAGTTCTCGATTGCCGCCATCTCACCTTCGTCCAGTTGGCTGAGTTGGATCACCCATTGATGGAGCACGCTGGCTGAGTCCTGATACCGTTGTTCGCTTCCGTCTAGAAACCGTAGCGCCTGGTTCTGAAACTGTAATCGTCGCTGCGCTGGGTACTGCGCCATCGCTCCGGTCTTCAACTCTGGAAAGGTTGCCATATCACAAGTCGTTGACGACGTCGTTCAGCGAGCTCATGTTGAGCATGGCGCTGCGCACGGCGTTCGCAATTTGCCCACTGTAGTCCATGAACGACTGCGCGTCCATCGCTTGGACGCTGACGGTCACTTGCGGCGAGGACGCGGTCGATGCTTGCGTGCTCGATCCGCTTTGCACCGTACCTCCGCTGCTCTGCGCCCCCGCGGAACCTGGCTGGTTGCCTGCGGTCGGATCGTATAGCCGCGGTAGCCCAGCTTGGTCGTAGTCCATCGCCGTGAGACCACCCCCCGTATCGGCGCTGACGAATGAGATCGGCGCCGGCATCTGGTATTGCAGAGGAGGCGAAGCACTCGGCGACCCGCCGCCGAACAGCCCCAGCAGTCCGCCGATGAGCGGCGCAATCCCGAAGCCCGAAGCGAGCACGCTTGTCGCAACGGACTCCACCGTGCTCCCGGCCCCGCCGCTCGAAGTTTGGGTGATCGGCCCGCCCTCCACATTCTGACCGCCCGAATTTGCCGCCGCAGTGCCGCCCGTCGCCCCGTAGCTGGTCAGTGCTTGCATCGTATCGTCCAGGCTTCGGGACTGGTCTCCCGACACTGCCAGAAACGCATTCAGCAGTTCATCTTGTGTTGTGCTGGCCATCGTTTATCTCTGCTGTCCAAGCGTTCTCCAGAATGATGAACGCTTCCACCTGCCGGGCGCTCAACCTGGATAGGTCGAACCCGCTCAGTCGCTTTCGCACAAAAAACTCCTGCACCAGTTCCGCACTTTCCGCCGTAATAAACCACGTCGGACAAATGTGCAGAACCAATTCTCCACGCGCCCAGACGGGCCGTGCTTCTTGCGCCCTCGGAGCCTCGCCGTCCTGCGGTCCTGCGGAGCGAAGCCAGCCGCATCGCCGTTTCTTTTCCAGACCGGATCTTCTGCACGCTCCGCACTTCCACCCGGCCTGGTTCGACAGGTAAAACTGGAAGGCGGCAATCAGTTTTTTCGTTCGTCCGGAGTCAGTCCCACTTCCGCTTTTACTGCTTCGAGCGCCTCCCGAAACAGCCCCTCAGGGCCCCTGTCCGCAAGTAACTCTGGTGTTGCCGCTTCTCCGTCCAGACGCAGCCCCTCCACCGCCCGCAGACCCCACCTTACGAACAGCCTGTCGATCTCCCCCTGCAGAAGCGCCGCGTCCATCCGTTCTTCCGCGCTCGGCCCATTCTCCAAAAACTCTTTGCGCCGCGCCAGCTCCCGCACCTCGCGCATCAGCTCCATGCGTCGCCCGAACGACATCCGAGCCACTCGAAACCGCACTCCGGCGGCCACCTGCGATTCCACCACCTTCTCGCTCTCGTATGTCATGGCTACGCAAACGCCACTGCGATTTCGTTGTCCACCGTCCCCTGTGCTCGTGAGGGCTGGAAGCTCCACTGCAAACGTGTTCTTGAATCGTCAAATTGCGGCACCACCGGTACCACGCTGCTCATGTACACTCCCATCATTCGTCCCTGAATGTCTCCCAACTGAAACATCACGCCGATCGGCGATTGCTGTCGTGCCGCCGCATACAGCGCCTGTGTCGCGCTGTCGTCCTGACTGTACAGCGAAAACGTCGCCGCTACGTTTCGTCGGCCCGGCGCAATCGCCTGCGGCACGCTGGAGCCAAACTCGTTCATACGCGCCTCCAAATCGTTCTTCAGGCCGATAGACGCAGCCGTCACCGTGAAAAACTGGTTTGGCGCCGTGCCCAGCCAGGCTTGCCCCAGGTTTCCCGGCACAATCGAATAGTCGAAGCTCGTGATTGCCGGCTCCACCGGATAACTCTCCAGCTCATAGCTGCCCGCCGCGAAGCTGTCGCTGTCCTGCACGTCTTGCGCGATTCCTTTAAAGCTGAATTCGTGAAAGTCGCCATTGACGTCAATCGTCATCTGGTCAACCGCAGCCCCTGCCAGCACTCGCTGCGTAGCGGTGGCCGGGCTCCAATAGTCGTACAGCGTCACGCTTGGCAATTCCGTCGCCGGCAGGTAGGTGATGGCCGTCGCCAGAGCGGTCCCAGGCTGCGGCCCACTGGTAAACGGGGCGCTAATCTGGACCGTGTTCAGGTCGGTCACGGCAATCACAAACCGCATTTCCATCGCCGTAGCCACTGCTTGACCGGCACTCAGATTGTGTGGCGCCGCAAACACCAGTGTCGTGCCCGCCACAGAACTTACCACACCAGGCGTCGCCGATACCGGCGCGGCTCCCAACGCCGCCTGAAACAGCGGCCCGTAGGCCGGGCTTCCGTTCGCACTGACCCAGTTCGTCAGATAGGTCTTCAATTCGAAGCTTGTCTGTTTCTGCCCCCCGAAAGGTAAGCCGGTGAAAGTGCGGCTTCCCGTCTTGTCTTTCCTCTCGGTGACCGCTAGTTTCTGCCGAACCGTTAATTTCACAGCGGGAATCCGGTTGCCGGCCGAAACCGTGGCCAAGCTGCCATAGCCGCTCTCCAGCGCCGTGTAGAAACGGTTCGCATTGGAAGAAATGTATGACATACTAGTTGATGCTCACTCCAATTTCGAAACTTACTTTTGCCGACTGCACGAAATTTTTTCCTCCGTGTTTCACCGCGCTGAATACCACTTGATACCCACCCGCATAATACATTCCCTCGCCGAAGTCCCCGCGACTGAAGTCCAGCACTTGCATCATCGCGTCCGCGTAGTAGCCCAGGGCGCGCTCCAATCCATCGATTCGGTCCTGAGAATGCCGAATCTCTACCGCCATCTGCGCTTTTCCAGAGAAGGTCCGAAACTTTTCTTCGAGAAGATTGCTGACCTTCTCGCAGTAAACCTGCAACATCGGGTATTGCAGGCCCTGGCTCCGGTCGCTGATCTCTACCGGCACGTTCTGTGCGCTCACCTGCTGCGTACTGATTAGTTCCACCGGCAACGGCCCTGGCATATTCGCGGACAGTAAGGTCGCGTTCACCCCTGCGTCCGACGTAATAAGCTGCATCACCTTGCTTGTGGTGGCGCCCGCTACACTCCCTGTCATTAGCCTCTCTCCAACACGCGTGGCGTCGGCTGGATGTAGTTCGGCTCCTGCCCCCGGCTCGGCGCCGCCCCTGCGGTAAGGAGCACGTCCGGTTGCGTCCACGCCGCGTTTAGATCGATCGGCGTCCCGTTCTGCCGAATCAAGCTGTCCGGTGAAGTTCCAAGGTAGACGTGCCAGCCCGTAGCAAATCCTGGTGGACGAGACGGCTGCACCATCAGGCTCGCGCCCGTCGCCGTGAATGTAGTCGGCGCCGTCCCCGCGCTTTCCTCCCCAGAGCGGTTCACCCACCCCGTCGAGATGTAGTAAGTACCGCTTTCGAGGCTTCCCGCCGTGCTCGTAACCGTTGCCGGTTCGCCCCTTCGAAGAGGCAGCGCCACCAATCCTATCCCGGCGTGAATCAGCTTATCGCTCGCCCACCATGAAAGCTGGTGAAACTGTGCCTGTTTCTCGGCGTACCGGTCGTTCAATTGGCTGTAGTACGCGTCCGTGTACACCACCTCAATCGTCCGGTAGACTTGCCACAGGCGCAACGGCGGAGTTACCGCCACTTGCTCCAAACAAGGTGTCGCCTCGGACCACAAGGACCTTCGCGAGTAACTCAACCCCCGCAGCAGAACGTCTAGCTCAATTTCGAATTCTTCCTGGACGATGCGTGCCTTCTGAAACACATCGATACCTTCCAGGTGTGCGACGGACAACAGTTGAGAATCCTGCGCCGACAGTTCATCGAGTCGGGCGGGTGGTCCATCTACGAATAGCGCCATGCTCGCCTACCCCTTATTGGACTTCTGCCCGCCGCGGAGCCTGTCTAGCTCCGACGCGCTCACCACGGTGACTTGTATTTTGCGGGCAGCCTCCGCCTCGTCTGCAATGCGCTTGGCCTCCGCTTGGGCTTGCCGGTAAGCTCGTGTTTCCTCGGCCGTCGCTAGGCGCGCCGCGCCGTCCACGATCATCTTCGCCGCGATTCCGACCGGAACCTCTGTGAGCGTTCCTTCCTTCCCCCCGTCCGGCGTTTCGAGGCTCACAATCACCGGGCACGGATCGGCAATCTTCGCTTGCGCGTCGCGAATTTTTTGGTAATACACTCTTAGATCCATTTGTCTCCTCCACGAAATCGCAACGGGCGGGTATTTTCGCCCGCCCGTGCTTCTGCTTGCAATGGTATGGCCCTGGCCGCGGACTTCTAAGTGTTGACCTGCACACCCGCGGCGTTCCGCAGCACACCGCACCCGTACAGTACGTCCACCGTGAACTGCTGAGCCAGGGTGTTCGGCTGGTAGCTCATCACCACCCGCATGCCGAAGTTTCCGAGCTCGGCGTATTCTGCGACTGCGCCCGTTCCGGGCAAAGGCTGCGGCAACCGCCGAATCACGAGGCCGATTGCGTCCCGAGTAAACGCCAGGTTGTGCGTCGTTAACGGGCTGCTGCCTGTTTTCGGCACGAACTGAGAGCGGAATACAAAGAAGTCTTTGTACTTGCCGATCGTTCCGTCCACTAACGCCACCAGGCCGGCCGCTCCGGCTGTCTGAAATTCTTCAAACAGCGGAATCTGCCGCCATGCCGAATACGCGTTGGCGTCCACCACGATGAACTTTTGCGCCGATGGCGGTATCTTGGCCAAAAACAGGGCCGTTTCCGCCGCATCCACCGTCGCTTCCGTCAATGCCGTACCGGGCGTTCCCACCGCGGTATTCGCCGTGAAACCCGCGTACAGGCCCAGCAGATTCGTCTCGATGCTCTGTGCGATCGCTGCAACCGCCGGCTGCATATAGATCTTCAGCAGGTCTGGCACTGCCAGCACTTTGGTCACGTCCGGAATTTGAAAGGTCGCCTCTATGTGCGTATTCAGCACGATTTGCGCATTTCCCAAGCTCGGGTTCTGCGGAGTGACCGTCCCACCCTGCGCGATGTTGTTCGCTACCATCGTGGGTGGAATCGGGATGTTCACCGTGTCGCCGGCGTTCGCCAGCACCGGCTCATAGTCCCGGTTCACCAGGTTACCCATCACCAGGTTCCCCACCAGTACCGGCAAAGCGTCCGCCGCCACTAGTTTTACAATCGCATTCGCGACGTTCGTCGAAGTAATAGATCCCATTCTGTATCCTTAAGTTGTGTGAGTTGTTGGTCTCGGAAACTAAACCCTTCCGCTGCCTCCCGGCTCAAAGTGCGGCTGGTGCTCAGGTCCCCGTCTGCCTTCGTCGACAGAACCGTCTGGTCCGCTTCTACTGACTGTTAGGCCCCTTTCAATGTCTGAGTAGCGACGCGTACGATCTCTTCTCGAACGCGCTGCATCTCTTCCGGCCGCATCCCCGGCCGGATCCGGTCGAGGCGGATTTCTGCCGCCGAGGGCATTGCCGCCTTTTGCGTCGCCGTCATCCCTGTTCCCCCGGCGATGCGCGCTGGTAGAAACTCCGGGTTGTCGTTCACAAATGCCGCCAGATACTCCCGCACTGGAACGTCCCCGGCCTCCGTCCGTCCCACAAATCGCCCATCGCCGGTCCGAACGATGCCGTCCTGAATCGCCTTGAATGCCAGATCGACCTTGGTTACGCCCAGTCGCTGTAACTCGCTCCGTACTGCTGAGCCCCGTTCCGCTTCTTCGGCAACCTTCTGGCTTCTCCGGTTCTCCTCTACTAGCTCGTTTACCCTCCTTTCCAATTGTTCGCGGCGCCTCCGCTCCTCTTGCAATTCCGCTTTATAAGCCGGTTCGCTCTTAGCCTGTTCCGTCTTGGTAAATTCGTCGATCGCCTGCCTGACGATCGCCTGAACGTCGGTCTCTTCCATGAACTCTCCTCAACTCCTGGTTAGCTCCCTGCCTTCGTCCCGCTGTCGATCTCCTGCGCTACCCGGTTGCGCACTTCCTGCCGCGCGTCGGCCAGGTACTGGAATGCCAGGCGCTTGAACACCTGTTGGCGCAGGGTGTCCGATGGCACCCCTAGCGCGAGCAACTTCGCCCCGTTCTCGAGCGACGTCCCGAAATCGTCGATATCGAACTCATCCATTCCCGCCACGTCCGGCATTACGCCGTCCTGCCGCGCCGCCCCGATCGCCCCGAGCACCTGCTTCATGCTCTGCCGAACCATGGCCCCGTAAGCCCCTAGAACTTCGTCCGTCGTGGCAAAGTCCAGTTGCTTGCTCAATCCCGATTGTTGAGTGTTTCCACTCGTCGCCTGGCTCATGAGGTAACAAACCCGATAGACTTCGTCTTTCAACTGGACCAGGTTGTCGGCTGCAATCTGGTAGACCTTCCCCTCCGGTTCCGTCCAGCCGAACCGGTCGCCCTGCCCAAGCTGGATGTAATAGGATTCGCCCACCATTTGCGCCCACGGCCGGTCCGAGTACACCACCGGCATCGCAAACAGTCCCATCGTCAGCGCCCACGAGAGCGCGTTTGACTTGTTGAAGTGCTCCAGTTGAAGCAAAGCCGCCTTGTTCATCAGCCAAAGCCCTTCGCTGACCCGCATCTGGAAGACCGGCACTCTTCGTAACGTCGAGAGCCCATGCAGCCCTTCATCCAAAAGCTCGATTGGGCCCGCCTCTCTCGCCCGGCTGAACACCTCGTAGCGCTCGCAGTCGTAGTGGATCCACCGTGTCTCTTCCGCCCATGTTGCCGCCGCCGCCGGTACCTGCCTCAGGCAACTCGTCCGTATCGTCACCCATTCCAGCGATCCATCGTTATCGTACGACCAGTTGATCACTTCCTCCGCGCTGTAGTCGGTCAGATAAGCCCGTGACTGCCCCAGCGCGTCTTCCTCCGCTCGGGTCTGCGCTTTCCCCGTCGCTCGCGGAAAGTCCACCACCATATAGCTCTTTCCGCAAACCAGCGCATCCACGAACCGGTGTCTCAGAAACTCCGTCAGGCACGTCCCCTTCAGGTCGCAGTCGTTGCTCAGCACGCTGTAATAACTTTGCGCAGCACTGTCGCCGCCCTCCAGCAGAATCGTGGGCGCCGCGTGCATCAGCGTAGCCGCATACCAATCGATAATCGACCCGATGTAGTTCTGGTAAAACACCCGCGTCAGACGCTCCAGGTAGATATCTCCCGGCTCCTTGTGACGTCGCACCAGGTAATCCGCCGCCCGCCTCCGCAACTGCTCGCCGCCAACGTAAAGGTCCCGGTAGCGCCGCCACATGCCTTTGTTGGCCGTGTACTCCGGGTGTTCCCGGTCGATCGTGTCGATCGTCATAGAATTCGCTCTGGTTGTTCGCCAATCGGTGGCAACCGTTTCAGTTCCTGCCATACCAGATAACCCACCGCGTCCGAGACATGCGTTCGCATTCGGTCGCGGTCTTTGTCGATTTGGTAGCCATCCGTTTTGTAAGTCACTTGTTCAAAGTCCTGTATGAGCTCTTTGCACTTTTCGTCGATGAACAGTCCGACTACGCCCGAAGCGGATCGTAGCTTCGCATTGACCAGATTTACCCTCGACCTGACCGGCGGATTGCATTTTGGTACTTCATAGTCCACTTTCAGGTTGGAGTACGTCGCGAAGTATTCTTTGACGATGTCATAATCTGCCGACCCCGTCGTCTGCTGTTGGTTCCCAGATGCGTCGCCGCATACCACTACCCCGATGTCGTGCCGCGGATACCGCTTCAGGAACTCCGCGCAGGCCTCCTGTGTGGTCGCCCTGCGGAGGACGATCTCATCCAACACCCGGACTTGACCTTCGACAACCTGCGCGACCACCGAACTCATCGGGTCCACGTTGAAATCCAGCGCCCAGTACAGGCGCTCCCATGAATTCACTCTCAGTTTGGTGACGTGGCTGTCTTGCGAGAACGAGGCGTATACCCGGCTTCCCGCCATGTTCACGTACTCGCCCAGAACCTCCTGCCGGAAGAAACGGTCGTCGTAGCTGAGCTCCAAGCGGTTGTAGAAGTCGGGCACGCGCTCCAGCAGGTGCCGGTTTTCTCTCGGCGGCGCCTGGATGCACTCGTAACCTGCGGCCGGGTTGTGTACGAATTTCCGGTATACCCAGTCGTATCCTTTCGGTGTCCAGACTCCAAAACCGCATAGCCGTTTCGCCCTTGGATCCCGTAGACGTCCCTCCAGGCGCAGCCACGCTTCTTCCTGCGTGTAAGTCAGCTCGTCTACTCCGAACCAGGCTAGGTTCGTCCCGCGCAGACGCTCGAAATCCTCCAGCGCGCGAAACACGACCCGCGACCGCGTGTCGCTTAACACAAGCGTGTTTTCAGCCTTGTTCATCTCGTATGGGATGTGGTTGGCGTCGAGAATCTCCAGCATGGCCGCCTGGGTGGAATCCCGTAACATGGGATAAGTGGGAGATCCGATCAGGCCCATCCGCCCTTGATTAAAATAAGTGAGGCGGATCGCCTCCTGGCAGAGGGCTTGGCTTTTTCCGCTCCCGATCGGCCCGGAGAAGCCTTTTAACCGCGCCGCGCAATCGTGAAATGCCTTTTGCGCCGGCAGTGGCGCGTAACCTATTTCTCTGTAACAGATTCTTTTGGCTCGACCCACGTTGCGCGAACCTCCTCAGCGTCTTGTTTCTCAAGCTCTTTTTCGAGCTGCAGCACCTTCAAGTAGTCGCCGATCGACGGCTTTACCTCTTTTTTCTTGAGCCTGTCCTCAATGTTTGTCCGAAGAGTGGCGAGGAACTCCGACAGCATCCGCCCTTTCGGCGTTTCTTGTGACTGCGACTCTTCCTCGCAGCCTGTCGTCGCGGCTGTATCGCTCTTGCCTGTATCCTTCATCGTGTGTCATCCAATAAAAAAGGCCTCGCCGTTTCGGCGAGGCCCACAGCCTTCTTCTTCCTGATTTGACACTATCATCGGCTCCGTCGGCATCTTCGCCGGCTTCGCCCTAAATGGCTGAAAAGAAAACCTAGAAAAGTTCTAAGAAATCTGTGACCGGCGTTTGCCGCCGGTCGCATCCTGGGTGTCTACTGCGCTGCCAGGGCCGCCCGTGTTCGATCCACATCCGCCGCGCGGGGAACCTTAACCTTCCATCGTTTCATCCACAGAAAGAGTGTCAACAGCCCCCACAGATGGTAACCGGCGTTGATGCGTCTCTCCATGTGGTCGCGTATCGTCGCCCGAATCGCTGCCTCGCGAAACAGCGGCACCGACGTTAGTACTTCGCCGCTCAGCGTATCTTGCAGCAGCTCGCGCAACGGACCCCGAAACCAGTCGTGCGTCGGAATGTCGAATCCCGTCTTCTTGCGGTTCAGAATGCTGTCCGGTAGCTTTCCGCGAAGCAGTTCTCGCAGAACATACTTCTGCCGAAAACCGCGGATCTTCAGCTTGGAAGGCAGCGAAGCCGCGTATTCCACGATCCGATGATCCAGAAAGGGCGGCCGCACCTCGAGCGAATGCGCCATGCTCATCCGGTCTGTCTTATATAGGATATCGTCCGCCAGATAGTAATGCTGGTCGAGCGTCAGGTATCTGGATAGCAGGTCGGTCGCCGGTAAGTGCGTTGCCTCCACCAGCCGTCGGAGCGCTCCTCCATCCAGCCCCGCGCAAATACCCCTTCGCTCTTCCCCTGAAAACGTGCCGTTCCAGTAAAAATGCGCTTCGTCCGGGTCGAGGAGGCTTCCTTCCACGAACCTTTTGGCTTTGTAGTCCAGCCCGATCTTCTCGTCCGTCACCGGCATGTACCGCTCTAACAACCGCCGCACCAGCCGCCTGCCCGCCTTGGGAGTCGTCAGCCGAACCCATCCCGCCAGCCGATCGGCCAGATAAGTCGCGTAACCCCCAAACAGCTCGTCGGCGCCCTCCCCGCTCAACGCCACCG